GTTAAAGCGAGATATGTCGTTTATAACAACTCTATTTGATAAAATGGATAAATTAATTCAAAGAATAGAAACTCAACAAGATAGTATTGTTGATAAAACAAATATTTTGATTGATAAGCAAGTTGAAGTTACAAAAGAAGAATTTTCTGAAATTTATTCAATCTTGAATAAAACAGAATCTTCTATTAATACTCGCATTCTTGAAATTGAAAAAATGTTATCAACTAAAATAACTGATATTCAACATGATCTTCATAACCATATCAATAGTGAAGAGAATTTGAGTAAAAAAGTTAATAAAATAATATATCTAGGTACTGGTGTAGGTTTATTTTTATTGTGGGTTGTAGAAAATTTAGATTTAGTTAAGAAATTTTTAGCATAAAAAAATTCTTTACTTTTTAGACCCTTTACTATATAATAATTATAGTAGAGGGTTTTTTATTGGTTAAAATTTATGTCTATCTGGATCGATCGTAAATATGTGTTTTTAATTTCTTCCAAATTGGAAAGATTTAAACAAATAAATTCTGATCTATTCAATTTCAGATGCCCTTTTTGTTTAGACTCTCAAAAAAGTAAAACAAAAGCTCGTGGGTATATCTATAAAAAACAACAAAATTATATATTTGGGTGTCATAATTGCGGGCAAGGTATGTCCGTTAAAAACTTTCTTCAAAGTCTAGATTCAAATTTAGCTTCAGAATATGTAATTGAAAATCTTAAAGAAAAAAATTCAACAAAAAAATCCCCAGAAGATAATTATGTTGCATTAAAACCTAAATTTAAACAAGCTAAATTAACATTACCTTCTTTATATTCTTTACCAAAAGATAATATTGCAGTTAAATATGCAATATCAAGAAATATACCACAAAAACATTGGTCAAATCTATATTTCGCTGAAGATTTTAAAGAATTTGTTGAATCAGTTTCAGATAAAGTGTTAAAAGATGATATATTATTTCATAAACCAAGATTAATTATCCCTTTTTTCAATAGAAATAAACAATTAATTTCCTTTCAAGGAAGAGCCTTAGATTCTCTTTCTATTAGATATATCACTATAAAAATATTAGATGAACCAAAAATATTTGGGTCTGATAAAATAGATATATCAAAACCAATTTTTGTTACTGAAGGTCCAATAGATTCTTTATTTTTACCTAATTGTATTGCTACTGCAGATTCAAATTTAGCATTTTCTTGTAATGTATTCCCTAAGCATAAACTTACATTAATTCCTGATTATCAACCAAGGAATAAAGAAATTGTTAAACAAGTTAGTGGGTTTATAGATAAAGGATTTAATGTGTGTTTATTACCAGATTCTTTTCCTGGTAAAGATATAAATGAAGCTATATTAAATGGGTTGACTGAACAGGATTTATTAAGTATAATAAATAAAAATACGTTTTCTGGCTTAAGAGCCAAGATGGAATTTTTGAATTGGAAAAAATTATGAGGTTTTTACTATGGAGAATAAAATGATTGAGCAAAATACTTATTGTGGAAAAAAATTTACTTATAAAGGTAAAGAATTTATTAGAATAGACGGTATTTGGTTTGAATGGGATAATAACCATTATAAAGTTTATAAATCAGATAAATTGGAAACTGTTTATAAAGAACAATTTGGAGATAATTGATGAAAGGTATTTATAAATTTTTTTGGGATTGCGGTTATGGAGTTTTAGAAGGGATATTTGTTGAAACTTATGAGAATGTCCAAAGTATAATCGGTAAAAGAGTTTATTTTGGTGAGGTGTTAGGAAAACATAGCGAAGTTGATGGGACTATTGAAATTGGTGATATAAATTTAGTTACTGAAGATAAAGAAACTGTAGAATTATTTCAAAGATATATGATGGATACTGGATATAACCCTTTTTATTATTTAGATGAGGAAGAAAATGAGCAATATTAATTTAAATCAATATACAAATTTCGTTGAAGCAGTAACATCTAAAGAATCAAACTATAATGAAGATTTTTTAAGTAGAATTAATTCTTTAATTTATGAAGATCAAGTCAATGTTCCTTTGTTATTAACTGGTGTTATGGGATTAACTGCAGAAAGCGGTGAAGCCATGGAAATTGTTAAGAAAATCGTATTTCAAGGTAAACCATTAAATGATGATAATATTAGACATTTAAAATTAGAATGTTCAGATATTATGTGGTATTGGGTTAATTTATGTAGAGCATTAAAAGTTGATCCATATGAAATTGTTGAAATGAATGTTAGAAAATTAGAATCTCGCTATCCTGGCGGGAAATTTGACCCTCATTTTTCTGAAAATAGAAAAGAAGGCGACCTATAATATTATAGAAAGAGGTGGTAAATTCCACCTCTTTATTTTTTTGAGGTGGTAAATGTTAGTATATCTTTTTGTAGTATTTTTTTGTTTAGGTATGTATTTTAATTATTTAAACGAAAGGTCTAAATCCCTAGAAACAAAAATTAAAGAATTAACTTCTAAAGTTGAACATATTGAAAAATTTTTGGCAGAAGATGATTTAAAATGAATGATTATTATAGTGTATTGCTGACGTTAGTTCATGAGACAAATTCAAGTAAATGTTATCCTCAATTGCTTAGAGTAGCAGTAAAAATTCCTTATGATAAAATAAATTCAGAATTTTCTTATTACCCTATGCAATTTAGAGAAGACCTATATAAATTATTACCAGATTTTTTAATTGAAAACAGTAAAATTGTAGAAATACGATTTATAGAAGAAATAATTTTAATTTAAGGATAAAATAAAATGGGAATTAGATTATTAGAACAGAAATCAACTTATACGGTTGATTATCCTACAGCGATTGAATTCGCTAAACAACAGGCAGAAATTTTTTGGTTGCCTGATGAGATTGAAGTTGAGAAAGATTTGCATGATATGAAGACCAATTTTACTGAATCTGAATATCATGGAGTTATTTCTACATTAAAATTGTTTACATTATACGAATTGTCAGTAGGTAATGACTATTGGCAAAATTATGTCACAAAAGTTTTCCCAAGACCCGATATACAACGAATGGCGACTACATTCGGTTTTATGGAGATTGGAGTTCATGCTCCATTTTATGCTAAAATTAATGAAGTATTAGGATTGGATACAGATGAATTTTATTCTGAATATTTAAATGATTCAATTCTTAAAAATAGAATGGAGTGGATTGGAAAAAGAGTATCTAAAAGAGAAACATTGATGGATAAATTAAAATCTGTTGGTATTTTCTCTATGATTGAAGGTGCTATTTTGTATAGTTCTTTCGCATTTTTAAAACATTTTAATAATGTAGGAAAAAATAAATTAATAAATGTTAATGCAGGAATTAATTTTTCAGCAATTGATGAGAGTTTACATTCTCAAGCAGGAGCTTGGTTATTTAGAACTTTATTGAAAGAAGCAATTGATGATAATCAATTAACTCAAGAACAGCAACAAGAATTAAAATTGGAATTAGAAAAAACAACTGAAATTATTCTTGAGCATGAAAGTGTTATTATTGATAAAATTTTCGAAAAAGGGAATATTAAAGGTATTACTGAAAATCAATTAAAACATTTTGTTGAATCAAGATTAGATAAATGTTTAGAGCAATTAGGGTATAAATCTAAATATAAACCAAATTATAATCCTATTGCTTCTTGGTTTTATTTGGATATTGAATCTACAACTCTCCATGATTTCTTTTCATCTCAAGGTTCTGATTACACTAGAGCTTGGAAAGAAACTAAATTTGTTTGGTAATAAGGAATTGTATGACAAAAGAAAAAAATATTTATGATGAATTAAGCGAAGAACGAAAAAAATTACAGGAACAAGGATTACTTCCTGATTGGGTTACTACTTTAGCTTGGCAAATGTTAAAAGAAAAATATTTGTCAGAACAATGGCCAGATCTTAAATCCGTTTATACTCGAATTGCAAAACACGCTGCGCAATATACTAATAACCAAGAAGTTTGGGAAACAAAATTCTTTAATCTTTTTTGGAAAGGTTGGTTAGCAGCTTCAACTCCTGTTTTAGCTAATATGGGAACTGGATTTGGTTGTCCAGTAAGTTGTTCAGGTGGTATAGTCGAAGATTCTGTATATAGTTTTTATGAAAGACAAAAAGAAGCAGCTATCCTTTCTAAAAATGGATTTGGAACTTCTGGTTATTTGGGGTATATTAGACCAAGAGGTTCTAAAATAGCAGGAGTAAAAGGTGGAGCTTCTGGTGTACTTCCAGTTTTTAAAGATTTTGTTCAAATGTCCAGAGATATTTCTCAAGGTAGTCAACGAAGAGGAGCTTGGGCTGGATATATTGAAATAGATCATCAAGATTTTTATGAAGTATTAAATTATATTTCAAAGAATCCAGATGATGCTAATATTGGATGGGTTGTTAGTGATAATTTTATTGAGCGATTAAATTCCGGCGATAAAGATGCGGTTGAGCGTTATCAAAAAGCTATGAAATTAAAAATGATAACTGGTAAAGGTTATTGGTTTTTTGTTGATAAAGTTAATAGACAAAATCCACAAATGTATAAAGATTTAGGTCTTGATGTGAAAGCGTCCAATCTTTGTTTAACTGGTGATACTAGAATTAAAATTTATGGGGATATTTCGGGAATGTTAGAAGTATCTATGGATTGTTTGAATAATTATTTAGGGAAAAATGATGAGATAGAAAATTGGAAAGTTTGGTCTTATAATATCGAGACTAAATTAGGAGAATGGAAAAAAATTACTAAATCTGCTCAAACTGCAAAAAACGCTAAATTATTAAAAATTACAGATAAAAAAACTGGAAAATTTATTAAATGCACTCCATCTCATATGATATTTACCCAAAATAG